TTTTTCGTGTAACTAGTTCTTCTACAACAATTGGATGATTCATAAATGTAGTAATGAAGGGAGCCAGGATGACACCAAATAGAACGCTCACAACAATTAGTCTCCTAACCCATTTACCTGCATCTACGCCTACACGCTGTACGGCTTTATCAGCAGAGTCATCAGCGAATTTCTTTTCTTTCATTATCATCTCAAAGCGCTTCTGTTCGTTTTCAGCGCGCTTTGCGACAAGCTTAAAAAAGAAACCTACGATAGACCCACCAGCCATTGTCATTATTTCTGCGGGTATCATATAATTATTTAATAAAAAAAGGCACCCAGCTGGGTGCCTTTGATGATGAATATAATGAAGTATTAGTCTAGAAATCCTTTTCTTTTATCATAAACTAAACGATCGTATGATTTTACATTTAAACTTTTATTTTGATCTGTATACACCTTTTCAATATCTTCTTCATATTTAATGCTGCGCATGCCCTCTTTATGAGCGACTCTAGAGTCAGAGCTTTCTGAAATGTGCTCAAACTCTCTCTTCTCATTCGTGTATATATCCTTAATAAGGAATTTATATGCCGTCATGACGTAAATATTAGCTTATCGTCGTGTACTTTGCAAGTAATTTTTTCTGGTTTGTCCTTTTTTTGTATTATCATTGACGCCACTTCAACTTCAATATGTTTCTCAAAGAACCTTCTTAAAAAACGAGCACCATATTTTCGGCTATATCCCTGGGAGGATACATACTCCCTCGCTTCATCACTCAATACAAACAATATATTGTTACTATCTTTAAGTTTTTCTACAAACCTATCAGTCTCAATATCTACTAAATTATATATATTATCTTCAGTTAAATGTTCGAACTTAATAATCTCATCTAATCTATTTAAAAACTCAGGTTTAAAAAACTTATGTAAGGATACTTCTAGATCCATAGAACTAATAGCTGAGTCTCCAAATCCAATAGACTCCTTGTCGAATAAGTCAGAACCAATATTACTTGTAAAAGCAATAATACAATTTTTAAGATTAATCTTTCGACCAACACTATCTGTAAGTTCACCTTTATCTAAAACTTGTAGAAAAATATTAACAACATCAGGATGAGCCTTCTCAATCTCATCTAATAATATTAAGCAATAAGGATTATTTTTTATATAGTCACATAAAATAGATCGATCTCCATATCCAACATAACCAGGAGGAGAGCCTATTAACTTACTAACTGAGTGTTGCTCCATATATTCAGACATATCTATCTTTAGAAAATTTTGTTTGTTGTAGAAGAAATGATCAGCTATCAACTCACATAGATATGTCTTACCGACACCAGTAGGTCCCAGAAACAAAAACGATCCTAATGGCCGACCAGGATCCTGTAATCCAGTTTTTACTCTCTTAAAATGATATAGAACAGAATTAATAGCATGGTGCTGAGAAACATATTTCTTTTTTATAGACTTATCTACTAATTTTAAGTCTGGTAAGTGACTACCATTTATATCTGTAACCGGGATGCCTGTCTTATTACTTAAAATCTTTTTAACAATCTCTCCTGTTATAACTCTATCAAATTCATCTTCTTTACTAGCAGCTAAATCACGTTTTATTTTATTAGCTAATGTTGTTTCTCTTCTCTTAAATTTTAAACCTTCTTCAAAATCAAAACTCTCAACGCATATTTTTTTTTGTCTTCGAACATCTTCAAGCTTTTGTTTTAACTGTATTAATTTTTCGGATGTATTTCCTGTTTGGTTTTTAATAAACGAACCACACTCATCTAATAAATCTAACGCACTAGATGGTTGACTTTTATCTGTAATGTATCTAGTAGAGAGCTTTACTATATCTTCAACAATATCATTCTGATACTTAACATCATGATACTTCTCATAGAACGACTTCATTTTATAGAGAACTTCTTTTGTTTCAAGTAAACTAGTTTGCCTAACAGTAATGTTTTCAAAATTAGAACTAATGGTTGTAATGTCGTTTATATATTTTTTATAATCATCTGACGTACATGTACCTATGAAGTTGATATCGTCACTGCTAAATAACTCACTGAAGTATTCTTCAATATTAGATGTACCATCTATTCGAGTAATAAGAGCAATATCATTAATAAACAAAATAACATCTTTGTGCTTCTTTAAATAGTCCTGAAGAATATCAATACGTGCTTCAAAATCTCCTCTAAACTTAGTTCCACTAATTAATGTCTTAAGCTTGAGTTCTAATATTCTTTTATTTTGTAAATGTAAAGGAGTTAGTTTCTTGGTTATTCTTCTTGCTAGTTCATAGACTACCGAACGCTTACCAACTCCTGGGTCACCTGTTATAATAATATTTGTATTATGTTTTTTTCCTAATATTAAATATATCTTCTCAAACTCTGCGTCTCTTGAGAATGTATGTTGTAGTGAGTTTGTCGCAGCTTGATGAGTTAAATCTATAAAGTAAGACTCTAAACTCTCCGGTAGATTAGAGTATACTCGAGCACCTGTTTCAATATCACCTAGCTCTTGCTGAATTGCATCTTTAACATTATCAAAGTTTAAACCATACTCTGTGAGTATAGATGTTGCTACTCCATCATTTTCATACAACAAGGATAAAAACAAATGAATAACTCCAACTGTTTGTTTATTGAGTTTCTCTGCTAGATTTTTCGCGAAGTCGATTATACGAAAAACTCTCGGAGTAAAGTTAGGTGATTTACCAGGTTTAAATAACTTACTATTTTCTTCTATATTAAGAATACTAATTACTACATCCTTAAGATTAGTTGAATCTACTTTTAAAGTCTTAAATGTTTGCTCTAAGAAAGTATCTTCACATTCAATTAAACCAAGTAGTAAGTGCTCAGTACCAGTATACCTACACTTAAACTCTTCTGCATAATTTTTAGATAAAGCAAGTGCTGATTGTGCACAAGTACTAAACTTCATACTAGTATTTATTACGTAACTATTTGACCTCTACTTATTTAAGTTACTGAAATATTAGTTACGTTACCGCCATATGTTCCATCTTCTATATTACCTCCTGTTAACACTTGAGTTGTTCCAAAGGCAATATAACCAGCAGCACCACCTTCGCGTAATCCATAATGACCACTCACAGTTGACCAGCTGGAACCGGTTCCAATACTGGCATGAGCTTTTGCATATGTATCTCCTTGACCATCTTGGCCATAGTTACCACCTGAGAGACCAGACATCTGTAAATGATCTGTAATAGTAGTACCTGTATCAGCGATAGTATCCCATGTGTTAGTATTACCACCTCCATCATCACTATATGTTCCTCCGGCGCCAGCATTACCGTACCCCTCGGCACCAGATGAGCCGTTGTTCACAAACACATGCCTAAAGTGTGCATGTTGTATAAGAGTATTAGTCTCGGCTCCTTCAACTAATTCTACACCAGCGAGACCACCAACACCATAATTAGCTGCATGTATACCAGCACCACCTCCACCGCCGGACCCGGCTGATAAATATCGTACAAAATTATCAGTTGACGCACTAACACCTAATACTCCACCACCTCCACCCCCAGCACCTCCATAAATAAAGCCTTCGTTAATTACAGAAACTGTACTAAAATATGAGTTAACATCAATTGCAGGACCACCGTCTTCACCAACAAAATAAGATGCACTAATATCACCAGACCCTGTACCACTAGCATCTAGAAAATCATTACCAGAAAGCCAAAGAGCTCCATGGCCACCGGCACCTGCTTTACCCATTAATAAAGCGCTTACATCACCAATATTACCTCCAACTCCTTCCACTATAACATTAAGCTGATTGCTGTCATATACCATAGAATCTGTTGTTGGATCAAATTGAAGAGCAGCAGATACAGTTGATACAGAAAAAACAGACAAAGGTGTATTAACAGTAAAGTCTACAGTAAACGGATTAGTAGCAGAGTATGTTTGATATGTCGTATCAGCAGAGAGCGCTTCCCATATATTAACACAACTTAACATATTTGTTGTACTAGTTAAATAAGAAGCAGAAATCGCGGAAAGATATAATGACGTATTTTTATATTCCTGATTAATATATATATCTTGACTCTGTACACCCATAACAGATCCATCAGATGGATTGTCTATATATACATGTAACTTCTTATTTGAACTTTCTGATAAGTCCTGAACAGCGCTAATATCAAACACTACAGATGTAATTAAATCTGTAAAGAATATTGTACTTGTACTACCTACCTGCTTAGCGGAGG